TATGATAACTTCGATGGTGAAGTAGATTTTCCTAACTGGTGGCAATCTAAGTTAATATTAGCTAAAGACTATATGCAAAAAGCATATCATTATTTAGATTCAGAAGAAAAACAACCTGCTATAGATCAATTAGCTTTAGAAGGAGACGGTATGACTACTAAAATTAAACCTTCAGAAGGCGATCCTACTAATATGGCTTATACCGATAAAGTAAATGAAGAAAGTGATCTCGAAGAATTTGAAAGAGAATACTTATCTACTGAATATGGAGATTCTTTAGCAGACGATTTTCCAAATACTAAAAAATACAGTATAGAGTCTTTACATGCTTCTTTTCAAGCACTACACAAAAAGTCCGGTCATGATTTTGAAGAGTTTTTTGAATTAGTAGATAACGGTAAAATCAAAAGACATTCAGCAAGTAAACTTCTAAAACTCAAAGCTGAAAATGAAAATGTAAATGAAGTAGATGGTGATAGATTTGTAAGAGCAGCTTTTGAAGACTTAGAACAAGTAATCAGAAATCTAGCTCATACAGCAGAAATATCAGAAGATGAAGCATTAGAAATGGCTATTAGGAAATTAGAGGCTATGTTGGATGGAAGAGATGATATAGAAGAAGGCAGAAATGTAGACGATCTTTATGATACTACAATTCATACTATGAAAAGACTTGCTAAAAAATATAAAGCAGGAGATAAATCAGTAGTACCTCATTTAAAGAAACTTACAGATATTAAAAAGAAGCTTGAACAAGAAAAGATTAAAAAAGCTTCCAATATAGGTAAAGGTCAAGAATTAGATGAAGGTAGAGGAGATGGAGATGCTATTAATGACATTATAATTAATATGGCTAATGAGGACGATATCTCTACTAGAGAAGCAGCAGAAGAAATCATAGATCATATTACTCATATATTCATCAATACTAAAGGTGTTGAAGAAGCTGAACTTGATAAAAAAGAAAAAAGCCAAGTTAAGAAGATTGTAAAGCAATTAAAGAAGTCTGTTAAAGGACATGGCAATCAAGCTAAATACTTAGATAAATTATCCAAAGAATCAGCTCCTGGATATAAACATGATTGTGCTGCTAAAGTAGTCCACGAAAAATATGGTGAAGGTAATACCATTCCAGAAAAACACACATTAGTAAAAGAAGGAAATAAATACGTAGTTACTCATTATGATGTTTTATTCGAAAACGGAAAGACAGTAACGGATATACCAGTAAGTGAATTAGATGTTAAAACTTCTAACGAACACTGGCATAAAGGGTACAAAAAGAAAAAGAAGTAAGACATGCACAAGTTAGAAAAACTTATATTAGAGCAGTATGCTGCTATTGAAGAACGTAAAAAGATAAAAGACCTTCCAAAAGCGTTTGTAGATGCTATTGAAAAAAGATATGGTAAAATGCATCCACAAGATTTCTTTAGTGATGATATGTCCCGTTATATGAAGTTTGATGGTACAAATAAAGAAACTGGATCTACTGCTCATAAAGTTATTCCTATAGCATCATTTGAAAAAATGTATGATGATTTTCAAGATATCGTTGAAGATCTAAAACAACTAATGAGGGATAAAGATGTTAGGACTGATAAAGCAGCTAGAGAATTATTTGAGCTTATAAGAACTAACTTTAGAAAATTACAAAGGTATCTAAGAACTGAACGCCCTGATCAGTATGCCTTGATTAGAAATAGAGCGTCCCTTGCAGAGCTACATGAAATGTTCGTTAAACACGCTACTCTTATAAAAGAAGAAAGAGGAGATGAACTGACTGTTGGTAAAGTAAAAAATATAAAAATATTTGCTAACGACCAATCATCTATATCTGATACAATGTTTTATAGACTTGTAGATACTAAATCTGGAAAAGAATTTGAAATTAATGTTGATGTAGCGGGAGAACAAGTTGATTTAAATTACGTCAAAGAAGAAAATCCTATACTAGCTAAGATGGGCTTTCCTGATGGAGATGCTATTGGTAATTTTATCGTCAAAGATATTAATAAAGAGTTAGATGATGACGATGATGATTTTGACGAAAAAGAAAATGACAGAAAGTTTGCAGAATATATGGCATATGTAAAAAAACGAGGCTATGTAAGTGAATCTATGCTAGATGAAGTAGAAGATGAAGAAGAACCTACACCAGAAGAAGAACCAGATACAAGTGCTCCAGAAGAAACTATATTAGAAGACGCTACAGATACTATCTTAGCTAAGTTTCCTACTCTAAAAGCAGCTATTATTAAACTACAGACTGAAGACTTTAAAGAGTTTGTAGATAGTATAGATTGGATATCTCCTAGACCTACTGAGTTTAGAATTAATCTTAAGAACGGTCAAGAGTATATTATGAAATGGTTAGGTGATGGCTTTGAAACTCAAATAATGGGTAAAAGATATTATATAAATAAGATAAGTGATTATCAACAGGCATTAGATAAATTAGCTATCCTATATAAAGAAGGACCAATGAGTGGAGCTGGAGAAGGAGAACCTGCTGATACTGACACCGGAGGCGGTGGCGGTGGCGGAGGAGACTTTCCTGGTGGAGAAGGAGGCGCAACAGGCGGTGAAGAAGGAGAAGGAGATGAAGGAGGCGTTCTAGGAGGAGAAGAAGGAGAAGCTGACTTAGGCGGTGAAGAGATAGATTTTGAAGAACCAGCAGAAGAACCAGAAGCATAATAATAATAATAATAATAATATGAAAGACAACTTTAACTTAAGAAAATTCTTAACAGAGAATAAACTTACTACCGAAAGCTCAGTAACAAAAGAAGCATGGGGATTCCAATCAGATTTTGCTAAAAATATAGAGAAAAAAGGAGGCGTACCTACAGCAAAAGCAGATCCTAAAGTCTTACAAGTAAGTATGGGATCTAACGCTGAACAAGAGCAGAAAGTAATTGATATTGCTAGAGATGCAATCGGTCTTATGGATGAACAACCAGGGACAAGCGCAGAAGATGCTCTCATGGCGGTATTGGATTTATAGTAAATGAATCTTATAGACAAAGCAATACTAGAATGGTCTTACAAGACTACTAAAGGATATCCTGACATTAATAGTCAAGAGGATATAGCTTTGTTTGAATCTATGTTTGGTTTTAATCTAAATGAATCTAATTTAGCAAGCTCTTCAACAGGTTACCCAGGTTCTACAGGTACTTTTGAAAAGTACGTAAGAGATAAAGAAGATTCAAATAATTTTATGTACTCTGCAGATAAAGACGCTAAATTATTTCCAATAAATTCAGATGATGAACAAGTCTCAATAAATAGGAGAGAGGAATTTAACATAGTATCTAAATCTGAAAAAGACCTCATTAAAAAGGGCAATAGTTATCTAGCTACAGTAAAGTATAAGGGTAAAGAATACTTAATGAGATTATCTGATATAAACAAACCCACAGGAAAAGGTGTGGAAAAGTTTGAACCAGGTGACAGCAAAAAGAATAAACAGGGAGTCTTAAATCCCTTTGTACCAGGCCATCCTCAAGAAAAAGATGTAGCTTTACTTTTCCAAAATGCTTCTGATGAAAATTACGAGTTTGAACATAAAGGAGCAAAATTTGAAATAGAATATATAGGAGAACCAAGAGGAAAAACACGAGGTAAACCTAAAACAGATTTATTTGTAGAATTAAACAAACCTATATCTCAGCTTAGTTCAAAAAAATTAAAAATTAGCTTAAAAGCAGGTAATGCTACTTTTGTTGAAAACTGGACAAGACCTGAACGAGCTTTGCAGATATTTGAAAGTTCTAAACTTAAATCAGAAGTTCTAGATATATACAACGGTATAGTCAATAACACTCTACTTAAAAAAGGCACAGCCGCATTAAATTTAGCATTTTTTATAAGTACTTCTTCTAGAACATATAATATAGGAGAAAGAGGCCCCCTAATGTTAAACAACGAAGAGGCTATAGAGGCATACACAGCATCGAAAAAATTCGGAGCAGATAGTGAACTGACCCCCAATTGTTTTTTTAAAGGTACCGTACCAGATAATATATCAGATTTTATTTCTAACTTAATTCCATTTAATACAGGTGCTTTAGAATATCTAGAAGATCTTTACATACATATCAGAGGCTCAAACGAGCCTAGGAAAGGATCACTCTTTATACAAAGAGATTCAATTGATTCACCTTGGTTTATCAATCCAAAATGGGTCGAAGCGTTAGGTCTTAAAGAAGTAGAAGTAGATGGTGTAAGAAAATATAAATAAGTTATGGCACAGGACATAAAGAAAATAATAGCACAAGAGTATATAAAATGTGCTAAAGATCCGTCGTACATTATGAAGAAGTATTGCCATATACAGCACCCTACAAGAGGTCGTATATTATTTGCTTTATATCCATTTCAAGAAAAAGTACTTCATTTATTTAGAGATCAACAGTATTTAATAACTCTTAAATCAAGACAGCTAGGCATATCCACTTTAGCTGCAGCATACAGTTTATGGCTGATGTTATTTCATAAAGATAAAAACGTTCTTGCTTTAGCCACTACTCAAGCTACAGCACGTAATTTAGTAACTAAAGTAATCTTTATGTATGATGAATTACCTAAATGGTTAAAATTACCATCAGTAGAAAAAAACAAATTATCTTTAAGATTAAAAAACGGTTCTAAAGTACAAGCTAAATCATCATCACCAGATGCTGCAAGATCAGAAGCGGTATCGTTATTGTTAATGGATGAGGCAGCGTTTATAGATAATGTAGATGAAACATTTACAGCTGCTCAACAAACCTTAGCGACGGGTGGACAGTGTATGGCACTATCTACTCCTAACGGTATAGGTAACTGGTTCCATCAAACATGGGAAAAAGCAGAGAGTGGAGAAAATTCATTCTTACCTATAAGACTACCTTGGACAGTACATCCTGAAAGAAATCAAACATGGAGAGATCAACAAGATGCTGACTTAGGTCCTAGAATGGCCGGTCAGGAGTGTGATTGCGACTTCCTTGCATCCGGGGATACTGTATTTGAACCAGATGATATGCTATTCATAGAACAGACTTATCAAAAAGACCCTTTGGAAAGAAGAGGTGTTGATGGTAATCTATGGATATGGGAAGGAGTAGACTATATGAAAACGTATATGGTAGTAGCTGATGTAGCTAGAGGAGACTCTACTGACTATTCTGCTGCACATGTTTTCGATATAGAGACCTGTACACAAGTAGCTGAATACAAAGGTAAACTATCACCTAAAGATTTCGGTAATTTCTTGACAGGTTTAGCATCCGAATATAATGAAGCATTGCTGGTCGTAGAAAATGCAAATATAGGATGGGCAACAATAGAGCAGGTTTTAGAGAGGGAATACCGCAACCTCTACTACAGTTCCACTAAGAATACTGAAACAGTAGAATCGTATATGCATAAGTATGAGCGAGATAAACTTGTACCAGGTTTTACAATGTCTATGAGAACGCGTCCTTTAGTTATAGCAAAGATGATCGAATACATTCGAGAGAAATCAGTTACTATTCAATCAAAAAGGTTAATGTCGGAGATGCGAGTTTTTGTGTGGAAAAATGGTAAGGCACAAGCCCAGGACAGATACAATGATGATTTGATTATGTCTTGTGCCACTGCTCTATATGTTAGAGATACAGCACTTAAACTTAGACAGCAAGGGATAGACCTAGCTAGAGCACAATTATCTTCTTTTAGTAATCTTAATTCACGTAACCAAGCTGTTATAAGTACTGTTGGTAATATGCAAGAAAATCCGTATCTTATGAAGACACCTGGTGGAGAAGAAGATATCACTTGGTTACTTAAATAATACTATTTATATAAAAATACAACCTGATGGCAGATACATCCTTATTTGGACGTTTAAGAAGACTTTTTTCTAATGACGTTATCATACGTAATATAGGAGGAAATGAACTTAAAGTAGCAGATGTAAATAAAATACAAACATCTGGTAGATATGAAACTAATTCACTTATTGATAGGTTTTCCAGACTTTATGTTCCTAATTCACGTAACCAATACAACCCCACATTAAACTACCAAACATTACGTCTTCAATTATACAGTGATTATGAAGCTATGGATACTGATGCTATATTAGCTTCTGCTTTAGATATACTTTCTGATGAAGCTACAGTTAGAAACGATACAGGGGATATACTTACAATAAAATCATCAGACGAAAATATACAAAGAGTCCTACATAATTTATTCTATGACGTATTAAATATTGAATTTAATTTATGGTCATGGACTAGGAACATGTGTAAGTACGGAGACTTTTTCTTAAAGCTAGAGATAGCAGAGAAGTTCGGCGTATATAATGTTCTACCTTATACTGTTTATAATGTTTCTAGACATGAAGGTCACGATCAAGAAAATCCAAATAAAGTTGAATTCGTTATAGACCCGGATGGATTAGCTACAGCTCAAGATCCTTCTAAAATTCCTGGTAGACAAAAGAAAACTGTAGTTACGTTAGACAACTATGAAGTAGCACATTTTAGATTAATATCAGATACTAATTATTTGCCCTATGGTAGATCTTATTTGGAGCCAGCTAGAAAAATATACAAACAATTAAACTTAATGGAAGATGCGATGTTAATACATCGTATAATGAGAGCACCTGAAAAGAGAATGTTCTTTGTAAACGTTGGTAGTATACCTCCTAATGAGGTAGAGCAGTTTATGCAGAAGACTATCAATACAATGAAAAAAACTCCATACGTTGATCCTCAAACAGGACAGTATAACCTTAAGTTTAATATGCAGAATATGATGGAGGATTTTTATCTTCCAGTAAGAGGAGGTGATGCTACTACTAGAATAGAGACTACTAAAGGTTTAGAGTATGATGGTACTAACGATATAAACTATTTAAGAGATAAATTATTTGCTGCTCTTAAGATTCCTAAAGCATATTTCGGTTACGAGGGAGACTTAAACGGTAAAGCTACTTTAGCAGCAGAAGATATTAGATTTGCTAGAACAGTAGAAAGGATACAGAGAATACTAGAATCTGAATTAACTAAAATAGCTCTAGTACATTTATACACACAAGGTTTTACAGGTGAAAGTTTAACTAATTTTGAAGTTAAATTAACAACTCCTTCTGTAATATACGAACAAGAAAAAGTTGCTCTATTAAAAGAAAAGATAGATCTTGCTGCTCAAATGAAAGATAGTAAGATGTTCTCATCAGACTATATCTACGAAACTATATTTAGTCTATCAGAAGATCAATATAATGAAGAGAGAGATTTAGTAAGAGAAGATAGTAAAAGAACATTTAGACTTGGTCAATTAGAAGCTGAAGGAAATGATCCTGCCAAGTCAGGAAGATCATACGGTACACCTCATGATTTAGCATCTATGTACGGTAGAAGAGCTACAGCTACTGAAAAAGGACCTGGTAATGTTCCTCCAGGATACGGAGAACCAGGACCAGAAGGCGGTCGACCTCAAGAAAAAGCTTCTGTATATGGTACTAATGATGACCCAATGGGTGGAAGAGATAGATTAGGTATAGATGGTATGCATGGAGGATTTCCATCTGACAATGACAACGTAAATGAATCATTACTTACTCAGTCAGTTTACCATAAAAATAAAGAATCTCTCAAACAGATAGTTTTCGGGGAAAAAGAAGAAGATACTACTGAATTACTTAATGAAGACAATATAAAGGATTTAGGTAATTAACCCATATTTATTATTAGTAATATATCTAGATGAAAATAAAACATTCAAAATATAGAAATACTGGACTAATTTACGAATTACTCGTAAAACAAATAGCTTCAGATACTCTTTCTAAAGAAAACTCACCCGCTGTAAATATACTTAAAAAATATTTTTCCGGTAACACAACTTTAGTAAGAGAATTTAAATTATACGATTATATACTAAAGAATTCAAATATATCTCAAAATAAAGCAGAACTAATTATTTCTACTATTACTGAAGTATCTAGAAAACTTAATCGTAAAGTTCTTAAAAAAGCTAAATACGAACTAATCTCTGAAATCAGAAAGCATTATAATCTTGATGAATTTTTTGGTATTCAAGTTAGTAATTATAAAGCAATAGCTTCTCTATATTGTTTAATTGAAGCACAAAACAACGATAATTTAATTGATCCCGATCTTTTAGTTAATTTTAAATCTTCTATTTTAGAGCATTTAACAGCAAATAAACAAGATCCTAATAAAGTTAAAGATACATTAATTGAAGAGTATTCTAAATACGATAAAGATTTAAAACTTTTAACTTTTAAATTTCTTCTAGAAAAGTTTAACGATAAATATAAAGACCTACTACCAGAACAGAAAAATATACTAAGACAATTTATTACATCTGTTAACAGCAGTCAAAAACTACGCTCTTTGGTTAATGAAGAGTTAACTAAAATTAAATCTTTAGTTAGTAATTTTACTGGTAGAGTAAAAGATGATGTAGTAAAAATAAAATTAGTAGAAGTATCTAAAAATATTTTACCTTTGACTAATAAAGATAAAGTATCTGATAGTCATTTAGTAAATTTAATGATGTATTACGACTTAGTGAATGAATTAAAAAGTTTGTAATGAAAAGATCTGAACTTATTTCTCTAGTAAGAGAAGTTATGAAAGAACTTGAAGAAGCAAACGTTTCGGGGAACATACAAGGATTCACAACTCCTTATGCATTTGGTAAAGATAAAAAAGCTACCAAGGCATTAAAGAGAATAGGATATAAAAAAATTAAAAGGCCAAGAAGGCCTTCAAATACTAAATTAGTAGATTATTTACAGAATGAGAACAATAACAGTAACTGAAAAATATAGAGCCGTAAACGAAGGTAGAATGTCTAAGACAGAATTCGTTAGGCAAATGAGACAAGCTTACCCTATGTACGTTAGTCCTGTAGGTACTTACGAATCAACGGTACAGATTCTTAAAAATAAAAATATGCTCTTCGAAGCAAAAGAGCAAGAAGTAGATGATACATTTAAATTCTCTGATGATTCTTTAAGAAGAGCTTTAGATATAGAATTAGAAGCTATGGGGTTAATGTCACAGGAATCAATTTCTATGGATGATCAAGTTAAAGCTAAAAAGAAAGCTGTAGCAAATCTTAAAAAAGATCCTCTACACTACTACCACCTTATCTCTGGTGACTCTTCTAAAGTAAATAAACATGATAAAGAAGTAGAAGTAAAAAGAGGAGCTTTAGAAAAAGATACTTTTAACGGTATGAAAAAAGCAACGTTGAAAGAAGCTAAACTGATGACAGAAGGAACTAGAGCATTAGTAGGGTACTTAAGTGGAGATAGATTAACTACTACTTACAACCATTATGACGGTTATCCTTCTAACTTAGGTAAAGGATTAGAGACTCATTATAACGATGATGAAAAAGCAAAAGAGATTGCTATGAAAGGCTACATAACTGGAATGGATCCTGATACAGGAGAAATATCAGCTACTCATAATGACGCACCGACTAAAATAAAATTACCTGAAGAAGCCTACGAAATAGCAAAAGAAATTGCTGAAGAAATCGATAGTATGGGGGCTGATTATGGATATATCTGGGATGATCAACTTGATAAATGGGCAACTATTAAAAATACAGGTATCCGTTCTATGATTGATCAAATTACAGATAAGTTGTTAAATAAACCTGCTAGAGATATGGATCATGCAATGCAGGGTATAAACCCGGATCTTTATGAAAAAGATATAGAAGAAGTAGATTCATCTCTAGACCCATACGAAGATAAAAAAGAAATTATTCGTCAAGTAATTGAATTGATTAAAAGTTCAATGCCAGCTGATAACGAAACTATTAAGTCTTTTATCAGAACTCATTACGACGATATTATTAACCTAGGTGACGATCAAGCTATTCTAGATGAGTTTCAAGAATTTCTATCAGTTAATACAGATTATGTAGACGAAGCAGAACCATTAGATACTACTGCAGCTTACGACAATGATGAGGAAACTCAAGACATGATCGATAAGATGAGAAAAGATGGTAAAGATTCAGATGACTTTGTAGACGAAAAGAAAATAAAAGAAGATTTTGCACCATCTCCTAACTCTAATGTACCTGATGCTAATGCTGAAGAATATGATATTGCTACAGCATTTAAGAAAGCAGGAGTAGATATGAGTAAACCTGTTATGGTTTTACATACATATGGTTCAGCAGCTTTTGGAGGAAGTGATAAAGATAAAATGAGTGTTGAAGCTGCAATCAAAATGTTAGAAGCTGAAAGACAAGACAGAAGTAAACAATACACTGACGACGGTGAAGAAGTTCCTGAAGATCATCATGGCTATGAATTTGAAAATTATTCAGTATTAGAAGAAGATATGCCTGAAGGACATGAGTATAAATTAGCATACTTTCAAACTGGAGATGCTGACTTTGCTATAACACAAGAAAAATCTGGAGTATCTGAAAAGAAAGTAAACGAATACTCAGACTATGAACCTGGCACTATTGCCCCTGAAGATCTATACTATTCTGATAAGCACGGTAGACTAGTTGCTCTAGACGATGTAGATGATAAGTATCATGACAGCCTAGAATTAGTCTACAGTAAAGGAGATAGGATTGAAGGACCTATGGATGAAAAGAAAGGTAAAGATCATGACGGAGACGGAGATGTAGACGGAGATGATTATATGGCTGCTAAAGATAAAGCTATCAAAAAAGCAATGGGTAAGGATGAAAGCTATGCAATGAAAAGAATGCAAAAAGCTCACAATCAAGATAGATTAGCCGGCAAAAAATCTACTTACGATAAAGCTAAAGATAGAGATGAAAAGAAGCCTAAAATGAATGAGGCTGTAAAAAATATTATTACTAAGGTACTAGAAGAGCAATATATTAATGAAGCTGCTACTAACGACTTAGCTAAGATAGCTGATGAGTATGGGGACTTCGAAGGACTTAAACCAGCCGTTATTGCACTTGAAAATATTGTCACTGAAATTGAATCATTTTATGATAAGACAAGAAGTAAGATTCAGAAGGTATATAATGATTTAGGCAACGTTAGAAATGAAGAAGGTTTAAAAGTAGGAGCATTTATTGCACCATCTATCGAAAACGCTTTTAAAAGAGATTTAAAACCTATTATAAAAAACCAATTTCACGGAGGTTTAGATATGCCGCAAGTAAAACGTATATCTCAGGCTGATGTAGATAAAGGGTATATTCAACAAGAAGCTCCAAAAGAAACAGTATTCACACCAGTTAAAGAAAATAAATAAAAATAAAATGAAAAATAATTTTGACCTTAATAAATTCTTAACAGAAAATACACTTACATCAAATAGTAAGTTATTAAAAGAACAACAACTACCAGATGCCACTAAAGATTTAAAAGCATCAGAAGCATTCAAAGCAGTAGGTATCGATATGAGCAAACCTGTACTTGTTCTAACTCAAGACGGAGGTCACGGAGAACAGGAAACTAAAGGAACAGTATCAGCAGAAGAAGCATTAAAAATGTTTCAACGATTAAGAGCAGAAGGTATGAAAAATGATAAGCAAGATCATTATGAATTTGATAATGAGATTAACTTTCATGCAGAAGGGTATGAGTATAAGATTGCTTATTTTGAAGAAGAATCTACTACAACAGCTTTAATGCAAAAAGCTACAGTATCTGAAAAGAAAGGTAATCACCATGACGAAGAAATATTAGCCTATATTGCTGATACTTATATTCAAAACGCCAAAGATGGTGATTCTAATTATGCAGGTTTTCTTGATCTCAATATTAGAGATGCAGTACAAGATGTAGTTGGAATTCTTAAAGACCGTAAACACCCACTTTACCGTGAGACTAGAAAAGAGTACCAAATCGTAAGTAGAGATAAAGCAAGAGGCTTATTTGAAAAGAAAGATAAGGATGTAGATGAAGATGCAGGGACACTCCAAGTAAGTATGGGTAGTAATGCTGAAGAAGAGCAGAAAGTAATCGATATTGCTAGAGCTGCAATTGGTCTTATGGACGAACAGCCAGGTACTAGCGCAGAAGATGCTTTAGCAACAGTATTAGATATTTAAAAAAAAAGAAATAAAATGGAAAATAACTTCAACTTAAGAACATTCTTAGTAGAAAATAAACTTACTCCTAATAGTAAACTACTAAAAGAAGATTTTGAAATGGTAGACGGAGATTTTCCAGTCCACGATGCTTTTAAAAAAGCAGGTATTGATATGTCTAAAGATGTACATATTCGCATGAATGATCTTCAAGGCGGAGGAA